AACGGCAGTCTGAATTAGATAGCCGCTAGAATTCAGAGAATTCATAAAGCGGCAACGATCAACCATTAACCACCTATCAACGTCACGTGAACCGACAAGAATGTCAGTCTGAGTCTGAACAGTAGTCGTCCACGCGAGGAAGTCACAGTCGATAATCTTATTGCGAGGATTATAAGCTGCACCTCCGACGTTAGGAGCACTGAACTCAATCAATGCACTAGCAGCAGAACGAGCAATAGTATCAATACCAAAGGTACATCTCACAAACTCGTTCTCACCAGAGTTGTAAATCAGTAATGCACGAGAAGTCGCACTTGCAGCACTAGCAGCATCACCCATACCTGCGAAGTGAACATTCTCGAAATGATTGTAGTTAGCTCCATTAAGCGTAACTGCAATCATTCCCGCTGCACCAGTAGTGAAACCATGCCAGAACTGAACATTCCTAAAGTCACAACCATCACCAGTGATGGTAAAGAAACTAGTGAATGCAGTGGTAGCAGCAGTTGGAGCAATACGAGCACGAAGACCGATACGATTTGGCGGCGCGATACCGAATAGATGCGTGGCATTATTAGCCCACGTAAATGCTGCATCCACGCGACACGTACCAGCACTTGCGCCATTACCAATCAGACAGATGGTATCATTATTACCACTGGTAGTCATGGCATATGCGCCATTCGTACCATCTAATGTCTTCTTAGCATTAGAGAAAGAATTACCAGAGTTAGAGTCTGATCCATTCACAGGATCAAGCCAAATCCGCTTGAAGGGGTATGGATAATCCTTGTAAAATCCATCCTCGTCAAACTGATTCTTCAGGTACGCATAGTAATTTCGGATCGTCATATCTTCTCCAGTCAATCGACCAGCGTTTATACGCCAGAGAATTGCGCGTTATTCATTCAGGGAGGTCTGAATAAAGGTATACGCGCCCCACCTTAGTAGACTACACAACAGCAGCCGGCCACCAATAGTTGCTGCATGGATCGTAACACATTAAGATTGGCCTATTCACGACAGGCTGATAGGCAACCTTAATGGGATACGATGTACCTGCCGTAGAGAACACACCAGGAGAGTTATCCGTAAAGCAAAGGACAACCTCGCAATATGCGCCAGTGACAGGAGGAGTGATATCCACAACTGACGTAGTTCCAGTAAGGAATGTCAGTCGCGTGGAAGGAGAAATAGTCGCAGCAGAAGCAATAGTAACTGGCTTAGGCTGCAAGTTGCTGTGAACAACGCCAAAGTTCTGATGTGTCAGGTCGTACGCCATATTTCCCTCAACTAGCTAATCGTTAAAGTATACGTACTACCACTTACCGTACAGGTAATAGTAGTAGCGGCACCAATGTCGTACTCAACAGTCTTCCCGCCTGAAACGACAGTCAACATCTCACTGTCAGTTGCGACGGAAAAGAACGAAACATTCCGTAAGACTGTTGCAGTTGCAGTTTTCGCGGGTCCATACTTGGCCGTAACGGTTGCTGTTCCAGCCATAATTAGTACCCCGAAGGAACTGCGAGGGAGTCGATATATGCACACGCCGCAGGATTGTTCACGAACGTCTGCATACCAACCACCATGTAGAAGATTTCCGCCGTGGCAACACCGCCAGATGCTCCGCGAATCTCGAAGATTCGACGACCATCAGAAGTGTAGAATCCAACAGGCAGAATCTCACCGCGACCCCAAACTTCATCAACAACGAAGTCAATACGGGTCTTATCCCAGTTATACGATTCCTTAACCGGAGCACCAGCCATTTGCATCCGGTCAAAGTACATATCCAGTCCCTCTTCCTTCGGAGACTTATGGATAATGGAAACCAACTGACCAATTTCCTCGTATGCCTGTTTCTGGCAAGGATGCATCCACGCGCTAGGCTTGAAATCATTGTCCAAACCCACACGGTTGCCGATCTTGTTAATGGCGAGACGCGGTAAGGGCAGCGTCAATGCCGAAGAACCACCATTAACACGGTTAGCACGAATCTCAGGAGTCGTAACTCGCGAGAATCCTAACCACGTACCCGTCGAGGCATTAGAGTGATGGTAAGGAACACCATACAGAGCTGGTAATGCAGTAGGACTGTCAATACCAGCAGTCACGAGAAGGTCTGTCGCTGCTGCACTAGCAATAGCAGGAGTGACCTTAATCGTCTTATTCTCAACATCCCAGAAGGTGATAACCCCGGAGCCTCGATTAGTCGCGAGGGTCGCATCGAAGACCTGAACGGTCTGACCATAGCGAAGTAAACGAGCACCGAAACCATCAGAGGTGAGAGTATAAGTGTCAACGCCAGAGGTAGTTGACACAGTAGTAATGGTACCGATAACACCATTACCAGTCTGCATCATCTGTGCATCTAACTGACGACGTAACTCATCTAATGCAGTAGCCGTAAGACGACGGACAGCATTAACAATAGACTTACGGTCAGAATCGGTAGCCCATTCAGTCAGCTTCGTGTATTCGATATTCTCTGATGCGAACACAGAAGTTAAAACTGCCTTATCGAAGGTCGGCCCACCGCCACGTCCTAAGTCTCCGCCATCAGCATTGAAATACTGAAACGAACCACCAGGACGAAGTTCTAACGGAACACGCATTTGGCGATTTGAGATCTTCTCAACATCGCGCTTCTTGATATTCGCGTAGAACTTGTCATCACGCTCAAACACAACTCGAACCTTGGGAATAACCCGTTCGAGTTCTAACGCAGTAACCTGAGATTCAACAACTGCCATAGTATTAACTCCAGATTAACCTAACACCTGCAATCTGAGCAGATGCTGTCAAAACGAAAGTAGCTGTGGGTGAATTCAACGAAATTACAGCCGGGTCAGTCTTATGTAGTACTACTCCAGTATCTCCAGTCACTCCCTTCAGAGTAACAGTCTCAGTATTACCAGAAGGAGGAATGAATGTACACGCCTTTGGAGTAGTCCCACCAGTCGGCGGAGTGATAGTATTCGCTCCGCTAGTAAGAGTTACAATATCAATCTGACCCGGACTTGCGGCGTTCGCGGCTGCGCTGAAGGACTGATTATATGTTACATCACCCGTCAGCGTCACTGTTAACGACCTATTAGCTGTTACCGCCATTCATCCTCAATCCTGCATGAAGAAATCAATGGTTCTCATACCTGAAGGAATGGACTTCTGACTACTCTTCACTGGAGCAGTAGTTTTGCTCGGTGGAATTGGACCTTTACGGTCAGTTTCGTCTACCTCCGTCCGCTTACCTAATCCTCGCAAAGCATCATTTCTCGCCTTCTTAATGACTGTAGGCAACAGTGTTTTCGCTTTGGAGAAGTAAGCTGAACGAATCCTATCAATCGAATCTTTATTAAAATTCGATTGGAATGCCTTTTCCCATAACTTATCTAAAATTGTACGAAATCGCGTGTCCTTGTCAATCAAATCATTCAGAGTCTCTAGTGCATCGCGAGCCGCATTCCGTCTGACATAATCAGTCATCGAATCGCGAGGATCAATATTCTGTTCAATAGTCGCTTTCAGAGTATTTGTAGTTTTAGTTGCTAAATCATCTCTAACTGTCTCAAATCTCTCCTGAATGAACTTCATTCTTTCTGTCTGAACTTCACTTTTCTCAGGAGATTCTGGCTTCGCGAGCTGACTAGGCGGCGCGAATGTACTCGTACCGAATACAAACTGATTCAGAACGATTGCTGCATTCGCGAGTGCCTCATTTTGAGTATTTTTCGACTCCTGATACATTCCAATGATAGTCTGTTTGATAACATTTCCAACGACATGATGAAATGCCTGTTGGTCTACCTTCGCGAGTGATGGTAGATAGTTATCGACCAGTTTATTATACGCTTCTGTATCATTTTCCTTAACCGCCTTGAGAATAGACTCTGGCGATCCAGTTAATAGTTCTTTTTCGAAGTTATCGAGAGTCTGAGCCTTCTCAACCGCGAGTTTCGCATCGTCTAATGACGGAAGAATCTCGGTGTATTGCTGCTCTCGATAATATGCCTTCTCAAGATAGGGGAAATCCTTAAAGAGTGTCGGATATTTTGCTAGAATCTCTTTACGCCTAACTGGCGTGGTAAGTTCTAGCTTCTCCTCGTCAGGTGGCTCCGTCTCTGCAAGGATTTCCTCAAGTTCATCTTCCTCTGGTTCCTCTAATTCTACTACTTCCTCTTCTTGCTTTTCTTCTACTAACTCTACCTTCTCTTCTGGTTCAGTTAAGAAGTCTAGAGTCTCTTTTGCTGGCGCAGTATCACTCGGCGGAGTTGACATCTTGATCTCCCTTAATGGGTGCATTAGTATCTTCGTTAGGCTTCTCGTTGGGCGCTGCACCTTGCGCCATTTGTTGCTGCATTTGCTGCATCTGCATTACCTGTAGATGCGCCTTCGCATGTAATAGTACGTTCTTATATCCCTCAGGATTATCAGTCTTCGCGAGTCTACCGGCCTCGCTGACTAGCCATGCACGACAAATCTCAAATTCAATCTGATGATTATCAATCTCAGGATCAATCTCAACTGATGGTAATTCCTGTGGTTGCATTGCTTCTGGTGGAACCATTTGACCCATTTGCATCATCTGTTGACCTTGCATCGGATCAACTTGCGGAGGAACCATCATAGGCTGAGAATTAACTAACTGATTGATCTCCTCATGCTGCTTATTCCTATCATCCTCACCTGGTACGAAGAATTCACTAAGTCCAATCGCTTCGCGAATGATAGGCAGATTCTCCGGAGAACCGATAATCTGAAGAATCTCAGGATTATTCACCTGAAGTAACTGCATAACGATATCCTTCTTCTGATTCCACGTCAGAGGAAGGTTCTCATTCGCCTCAAGTTCTATCTTACCGATCTTACCCTCTAATTCTGCCTTACGAATGAATACATTGATAAAATTGCCATACGTATCTTGTCTAACATCCTTCTCGTCTTCCTTCACATCCTTAATATAGGCAGGAATAACCTTACTGAATATCTGTTTCCACCAGATAGTGAACATTTTCCAAGTATTCTGGAGTCTCTGTAGAGCCTGACTACGACTCATCGAATATTCAGATGCAGTCTTAGACTCATTCATCTGACCGCCGAATAGACTTGGTAATGCTCCTGATACTAACTGACCTAAGGATTGGATATTCTGACCGAACGGAAGTATTTCTCCAGATAGAGTAGCCGTTCTAACTTCATAAAATCCCTCTTGGACAGACTTACCAGCTCTAGGAGTAGCCGGGTAAACTCCACCTGGTAACACCTCCATCTGTCGATAGGCGTTAAAGTCGAGTACTGTCGGATCCGCGAAGGTCTGAGGGATTCCATGCTCGATAGTTTGTAAAGTCAATGAGACTAGATCGTTCGTAATTTCCTGAACAGACGTGAGCAATAGGCCAAGAGGGTCGTGATGCAAATAATCGGAAAGAGGATTGTAAGTAAGAGTCCAATAATCATCCAATGCTTGATTTTCTGCATCGGCGAATTGGTCGTTAACAAATACAACCTTTGCTCCATCAGGAAATTTCTTTCTTAACTTATCAACTTCGTCTTCGTCGTGTAAAACATTGAAAGCTGACGGTCGGAGCCAGAAATTTCTAACTGTAACAGTATTGACGGGATACTCCCCTTGATATTGAGGAGATAACCGTCCCCACTGTTCGTATGGAGAGAAAACTCCTGTGGGTCCACCAATTTTACCGTCACCCCCTCGCAATTTACCTCTAAGATGTGGGTATCGCTCGATGACGTTTGCGAAGTGGGACTCATAAGAAAATCCAAGATACGGAATATCTGACTGCTTCATCGCGTACACGGGAACTTTAACATACAAGCCACCGTATACTTCGATGCACTGACGAGACTTAGGATGCGTAGTTACTCCGACTAATTTAGTTACAACTAGAGGAGATTGACGAATATCTGGGTCCATCATCTGCATACATGATGGACATAACTCCATATCCTTATTCAGAACCGCATCATGAGCAGGAACATCATGATCTTCTGGTCTAAACTCATCTCTCTGTAAATCATTAATTATATTATCGCTCATCTCAAATCCACAGAGACTACAGGTAGTAATCTCGTGGACTTCTTCTGATTCCTCGTACTGTTCCTCTTTGTACTCACCGTATGACGCATCTTCTTTTGGATAATTATAGCAGGCGACCAGACCTTCCGTACAATAAATGAAAAGCGCGTGGAGCCAAAGAAGAGGAACATTATTATGCCGATAGATTAATTCGGCAATCTTATCTCCCGCTTTCGCGGTCATTAAATCTAGAGAATTGTCAGCATCGTCTGGATAGCATTTAATAGGCGGGACCGTAGTTGATAATGCTGCAATAATAGATTCCAAGTATGCTCTGAAAACATTGATGGGCTTATCATAATACGATTGGTCAGTATTTTGCTGTGTGTATTCTTGGTCCCAGACTCGCCAGTCGTGTGCCACTTCGGAATAATAGATTCTGTGAAATCCTTCCCAGAACAGCTTGAGTCTACGCCATACTCTGATTTGACGCTCACGGACAGATCTATCCTCTGAATCGAAATGATCGGTAACTGTCTTCAATAATCGTTGAATATCTTCTGAATATTCAGCCATTAGAACATCCTAGGACGCATCATTCCCTGTCCGCCTTGACCATACATTTGCATTAACATTTGTAATAGTTGGGGATTAGGTCCAATCTGCCCACCAAGTTGAGGCATAGGACCACCTCTCATACCTGGTAAAGTAGCCATACCTGGAGTCATAATAGGAGGTTGCATACCTGGTCCACCCTTAAAGTTAGGAGAAGGACCAATACTTGGAGTAGGAACTGG